TATTAATATTATAAAATTTTATTTTATTTATATATCCATCTGTATTTAATTTTCCACTTACATTATTTACATTTATTTCATATTCATTTATTACCCCATCAACAATACAATAGTTACTTTCTTGTTTAATTATATCATCACTTATATATTTATTTTTATTAATTATTGATGGTTTAGATGTAATTAATTCTATATTAAATTCAAATTTTTCATTTATAATATTTTCAGGTATTGTTGAATAATCAAAACTTATTGTATTCTCATTAATTATATCATTTACTTTTAGTAAATTATTTTCTAATATTGAATTATTGTTTAAATTTTTTACTAATATAATATCATCAATATTTAAATTATGTGAATTATCAAAAACTATTTGCCCTAACTTAGGATATATTATTTCTATATCACTTTCGTATTGTTTATATGAATCCTTTTCATAATTAAACCCTAATATTTTTAAAATATTATTATCAATATTATATAATGTATCTATTTCATTTAATATTAATTTAAATGATGTTATTTTAGGATCTTCGGTTTCTATTTTATATTTATTATTATTAAAACTTACTTTAAAATTATTTAGTAAAATATGTTTATTTAATTTTTGTTCTATTTCTAAACATATTTCATATGCATTATAATACCCAATATTAATTTTAAAATACATAGAATTACTTTCATATAAAATTCCTTCTGTATTTTTTACTACTTTTACTATTAAATTATTATTATTATTATTAACAAAAATTTTATTAATATTAATAATAAAATTATTATTATTACTTATATTTATTGAATAAATATCATTAAAATTATATAATTTATATCTACTATTTAATATTGTACTTTTTTCATAATCAAATATTTTAACAATATTATTTGTTTTATAAACTATTAAATTATTTAATATAGTATCATCTCCTAATACATTAATATTAAAAAGTTTGTTTGATATAATATTAGATACTAAATAATTATTATTTAATATATTACTATTTGTTAATGTAATTAAATCACCAATTTTATAATTATTATTATTAAATGTCTCTAATCTTCCTTCATTATTATTAATTTTAATATTTTTAATTTTAAAATTATAATAAGAATCAAATTTTATTTCATTTTCTAATAATATTAATTCGCCTTCATGAGAACGCAATACATTATCTTCAATTACATTTAAATTACTAATTTCTGTACTAGTAATAATATAATATAATTTTACATATGAATTTAATAATTTTGTATTTAATGTTAAAATTAAATCATTATTAATATCATTAGATGTTATATAATTATAATAACTAAATCCATTAATATCTCCATATCTTAATTCATATATATAAATATAATATTTCCCCTCGGTAAATAATTTAATATTATAGATTAAATTTTTATATACTAAAATATTACGAGTATTTTCTTCATAATTAATATAATAAATATCATTATCATTAATATTTTTATTTTCAAAAGTTATTTTACTTTGAAAATTTATTCTATTACTTGAACTATTTAAAGTAGTTTTTAAATATATATTTTTATCAGTATTAAAATTTTTATTTATACTATTTGTAAAATTTAATATACAAGAATTATATAAACTTTTAAAACTAATATTATCCTCTAATAAATTATTATTAATAAAATTGTTACTACTTAATTTTATTACTAATTTATTTGTAACATTTGGAATAGTAATAATTAATTTATCATTAATATTATATCCATTACCGTGGTTTTTAATTGATACATCAATTACTTTTTTATCAAATATTACATCTACACTTGCTTCTATACCTCTACCATCAGTATCACATTTTAAATCACTATAGTAATCTATTATATCTTCATTTTCTGGATTATTAATAATATTTAATTCTCTATTAACATTATATTTGTATATTTTTATATTTGTTTCATTATCTAAGTATTCTATATTTTTGTTTATAATTAATTCATTATATTGTAAATTACTAATACATTCTCCTTTATTTATTATATTAAAATCTCTATATACATCTAATATAGTACCTTCTTGTAAAGTACTACTAACATTATTATTTATAGTAATTAAACCATTATTAATTAATATTATTTGTCCCAATATTGTACTAGTTTGTGTAGTACCTTGTTTTTTTATAATATAACCTACTTTTAAGTTTTCATTAATTGAACCTATATCTAATTCATTTGAACCTAATAAAGTCGCGCTAGTTAATTCTATAGTTGTTATTGTTTTCATATACTCACCTATTTGTGTTTTATTAAATAAACTTATAGGACTACTAATACCTGGTATTTGTATTTTAATATCATCAACATCATTATTCCCATTTAAATTTTCTTGGGCTAAATTTATATCTTTTATTATCCAATTATCATCAAATATATATTCGTTCAATTTAATATCAATATACTTTTCTTTTAGAAATGGAAAATCTTCTTTATAAATTCTAATAATATCTGCATCAACAACTATACTACCATGAGAACTTCTAATTTCTGGATGATAATTTATACCTTGTAATATTTTAATTTCTATATCTCCATTATAAATAAATTGAATTTCAGTTGAACTACCTTTTTTTATTACCTTATTTAATCCGTAATTTTCTATAAAAATATAATCTTCTGCCTTTATTTTATTATATTTCATAGAACTATCTAATGTTAATAATGAATAATTATTTGTGTAGATACTTCCATCATTTTTATATAGTATATTCATGCTATTTGCTAAATAATAATTTTTATATATTTTTGTTTCTAATTTATAATTACTTTCCCTCATATTATTAAATGAATTAAATAGAAAGTAATCACCTTCTGATTTATATATAGTATGTTTTCCATTTAATTCTGTAATTTTACTATTTAAAATAGTAATATCATCATATATTATTCCAGAAGTAATATTTCCTAAATAATTAAGAATACTATCTTCATCTACATTTTTATAATCAGTTTTTAATACTTTTACAGTATTTGCATTAATTTCTAACTTAATATTATCAATTTCAGTACCGATTAAAGTATTTGATTTTAATGAACCAAATGAGTCTATTTTAAACTCTAATTCTTTTAATTTTTTAATATTTATATTTGGATTTTCATCCATTATAAAATTATTTGAATTTAATATTATTGAATAATTAAAATTAAATAATATATTTAAACTACTAATTTCAATAATATCACCTATTTTATATCCTGAACCATTATTTATTATATTAATATTACTAATATTTAATGTGGAATCATCTAATGTTATTTCAATATCTAATTCTAAATTTGAACCATTACCACTTGTTGATATAAGTAAATTATTTACTCCATCTTGACTTGCTCTATAAGTATTTACACTTAAATTTGATAAAGTATAATTATAATTATCTATTATATAATTACTTTCTTCATGTCTAGTTATAGGAAAATAATAAATATAATAAAAATTATCTAATTTTATATTAAATGTATTTGTACTTGCAATATTATTACTATTACAATAATTATCAAAATTTCTATTAGCTAATAATAATCCATTATAACCCAATTTATTTAGTATACTATTATTAGATTCATTAATTAGTTTAAACTTTATATTATCATTTAATATATCAAATTTATTTGTTTCATTATAATACTTTATTTTAAAACCATTATTTCTATATATTCTAATATTACCATAATTAAAATTTAATTTATATCCTTCGCTAATATTAGATTGAATATTAGAGGAATTTATAATTGTTAAAGGTTCTGTTTCCAGAAAACCTCCAAAAACACCATCTAATAAAGTTGTACTACTTATTTTTATTATCTCTACGATTATTATCCCATTTTGATTAGGAGAATTATTATTATTTAAAATTTTCCCCTTAAATGTTAATAGTGAAATATCATCTTTATTTTGTGCGTCTCCTTGTATTATAATATCATTTTCTTGGTAAGTTATACTATATTTATTAGTATTATATGATATTTCTAAAATATTAATATTACTATGATTTGATAATTCATCATTTATTGTTAAATATTTATTTTCAATTCTTATATTTTTATAGGAATTTTTACTTATTTCACTATCAAATTCTACATAAACATAATCATCATTTTCTAAATTATTTATATAATTATTATTACTAATATTAATTTTAAAATCTATAGTATTATTTGAAATATTTAAAATATTATTATCTATTTTTTCATAACACAGTAATTTATTTAATTCTTTTTCCATATGTTCTATAAGTTCAACAGAACTAAATTTGTCTTTAAAAGGTGTTATATAACATTTTTTATTAAAAATTTTAATATTAAATAAACTATTATTTCCTAAATTTGATAAATATTGGTTAGTTTTACCTTCTAATATTATAGGTATATTTAATTTAATAATTATATTATTATTAGAATTAATATGTTCTCCTAAAATTTTAATAATACTATTTGTTTTATAATTTGTTCCTCCATTTAATACTACTATTTTTTCGATTTTATGTTTTTTTATAATAACATCTACTATTAATCCACCTCCTAAGCCCTCATTTGTAATACAATTAATATTATAATATTTATTATCTATTGAATCTACATAATTATTTTCTATGTAATTAACTAAATTAATATTACTATCTAAATTAATATTATAATATTTCTCATCTGTTGAACCATCTTCCCAATCATTTTCTAATAAATATTTTATTTTACTAATATAACCACCATTTTTAATATCTGTTATTTTTATAGAAACTGAATTTAGTAAATTATTAGGTTCATAAATAGTAACTTCATCATCTTTTTCAAATTTATTAGACATTAAATTTATTATTTGTCTTTTACTACTATCATCTTTTAATTTATATTCAAATATACTATTTATACCTATATCATAAATTATATCTTTAATCTTATAATTTGAATTTATATCAATCTCATTATTAATATATATAACACTACCATTTATATTTAAAATATCATCTTTTTTTAAATTATAAAAATCATTATAAAATTTGGTAGTTATTTGTAAATTGTTATTTTCTATTTCTATACTATCAATAAGATTTAAATTAACTTCATTATGTATATTATTTAATTTATAATAACCATTTGTTTTGTAATTTTTTGTTAAATTACTAATAATAATTTCATCATTTAATTTTATATTAATATTATCTTTTAATGTTAATTTTAATAAATTATTATAAATGTTGCCTTTTAAAATTTTATCATTATTATAATTATTATTTAAACATATTTTTTCATTTAATATACTAGTGGTATTTACAAATTTAGTATTATTTAATTCTATATTTACTACTTCATTATTATCAATAGTTAATATTCTTAATTTATTATTTTTTAATAAAGATAATGTATTATCATTATCATTATTTTTACGATATATTAAATTATTTTTATTTATATTAAAATTAGAAATTATATTAATATTATCACCTTTTATTTCATATGAATTACTTCTTATAATTTCTAATGAACTCGTAAATCCTAATGTTTCCAATATATTATTATTTATATTATTGTCAAAAGCAAAATCTTTTTCAATATTATTTTTAAATATAAAATTATTACTTGAAGTATTATATTTTATACTAAAGTTATATTCGGAACGATAATTATTATTCATTTTTTCATTTATATGTTTTTCTAATATTTTACATATTTTTATATATATATTACTACTCATATATAACTCATAATTCAATCTTTTATTATTTATAATATTTATATTTTTACTATTAATATTATTTAATAAATATGTATCATTTAATAATGGATAATAAAATAAATCAACTCCTTGGTTTAATAAAGTATCGCTAGTTATTATATAATCAATATTATCATCTTTATCAAAATTATATTTTGTAATAATTTTATATTTATAATCTTTACTATCTATATTAATAATATCTGTATTATCCTCTATTATTTCCTTAACAAAATTTATTTCATCATTTACAATTATTTTTTCTCCTATTTGTAATTTTTGTGTTACATTATCACAACACAATATAACATTTAGTTCTGAATTTACTTCACTAATAAAAACTTTATTTTCAACTATCTTACTATTGATTTTAATAATTTCACTATTAATAATTTCTTCTTTTAAATTTTTTTTTAATAATATTTTTTTTTTACTACAACTATCTATTTTATAAAAATATTTACCTAGTTTAATTATATCATTTTCTTCTAATTCTATTTTATCTGACCCGTAGTAATTTAATTGTTTACTATTATAGTATCCTTTTACATATCCTCTAATTTTTATCGAATTATTATTATATAATTCTATACTTTCATTTTTGTAATTTAAGTCTGTATTACTTCTAATATTTATAATATTATTATTTACTTCTATAGATATTATATCATAAATATTAACTTTGTTATCTAAATTTAAGTATAAATTATTAATATTATTATTATTAATAAATTTTATTATTTTTTCTTCATTATTATTAATGTAATTATTATTTAACGACCAATTTGTATTATAATTACTTATAGTTTTATATGCTATATTATTTATTACTATAGTTTCATTACCTAATACTGTATTGTCATCATTATCGTAAAGTGGATATATACCATTTAATCCAAAACCGGTAATTTTATCATTATTTACAAATAATTTATTAGTACTTGATAATTTATTAAAATCATTAATATATTTATTGTTATACATATCTAAATTTTTATTATTTATATTAGAATAATCAAACCAATATGTTTCATTTTTTTCTAAATTAATTGTACTATTTTTAATATCATTTATATAAATATCATTATCAATATTTGATACAATATAGTAATTTTTAGATAATAATATAATATTATCTATATCATAAATTTTAATAATATAATTTTTTAATGGAATTTTATTTTCTACCCAATTACTATCTACTTCAATAATTCTATCATTTAATTTATCTACATAATAATTAATTATTTTTTTTTTTAAATAAAAATTCTTTTCATTATTATAAATTATTATATATGAACCACTATATATATCTTTATTAACGGAATTATTTGATATATATAATTTATTATCATTTACATCTGAATCCTTTTTTAAATACAAAATATTAATTTTTTTGGGGAAAATATATAATTTTTGAGAATCAATATTATTTTTATTACTAAATGAAACTAAAATATTTTGTTCTTCAATTCTATTATGTAAATTTAAATCATTAATATTATTATAAATATTTTTATTAATTGCATATTTATCCGTATATATTTCTACTTCTGGAATTTCATCATAATTATTTTTTTTTAAATTTAAAATAATATTATTGTCTTCAATTTTAAATATTCTATCACTATTAGTTTCTACATTATTTTTTTCTGGGACATTATTGATACTTAAATATTTAAATTCATAAGTTTTATTACCTATAGAATAAATACTACTTGAAATCATAATATCTAATTTATTATTTAACGTATTATCATAATTATTACCATTTTTATTTAAACTAAACTCTATATTTATTTTATCTGTTATAATTATTGGAATACTTAATTCTCCACAATAATCATCAATACTTCTTTCTTTATTATTAATATCATATTCATAATTATCTTTATCTAAATTTATATATTCTGTTCCATATATATATAATTTATTATTATTATAGTATACATTATTAATTGTATTAATATCATTTATTAAAGTATCATTAATAGTTGCATTTAATTCACCACGATTATATACAATTCCATTTTTTTTAATATTATTATAATTAATTTCCGTTGATTGATTATTAATTATAGGATTTCCTTCTTCGTAGGAATTTAATTTATTATCTAATAAACCATATTCATATTTTGATATTTTAATATCAACACTTGGTATTATGTATATTTTATTATTATTTTTTTTTTCATTCGAATAGTAATTAATATAATTGTTAAATATTACATTATCATTATTTATATCAGTATCCATAAATACTACTGATTTATAATATCGTCCATAATTTTGTGATAATGATAATGTTCCTGTTTTAATATATTCAGTTGAATTAAATTTTATATTATGATTTAATTTTATTTCAATACTATTTGTTGAAGGTACTATTGTATAAATTTTATAAATATTATTTAATATATTATCTGTATTATTTAAAATAATTTTATTATGTTGATTATCATCAATATTATTATTTATTAATTCATTTATAAACTTTGGTACTTTAATTGATAATATATTATTTATTTCATTACTAATTTCAAGTATTAAAAAATTATTTTTATTTAAACTACAATTATAATATGTTGAATTATTATCTATTATATCATTTAATTCTATTTTAAATGAATTATCACTTTCTATACTTTTTATTAAAAACCTACCATTTAAATCATTATTCATTTTTTTTATATTTTTTGTTTTAAATTCTTTATCTACTATATTATTCAATACTAATATTTTTTCATTTAAATCATTTTCTTGATTAGATATATCTTCTATATCTACTATTTCTCTTATAATTTCATCATTAATACAAATAATATCGTTAATATTAAACCACTCTTCTTGTAAAATAATAGAATTAAAATCTTCTATTTTCTCTAAATTATCATAACAAACAAAATGTATTTTATTACTATAAGCTGTTATATTAAACCAACAATCAATACTAGTAATCGATAATACTTCAATTGTATCATATACATCTGTTAATACAATATAATTATTTGCTTTTTCATAATGGTTTGTATATGTATTTACTGTTACTTCTTTTGAATTTTCATTACAAATAATACTTACATTATTATTTTCTTTTTTATAAAACTCTATTAAATCATCTGATTCTGTATTTACTTCCAGGGTACGTTCTGATTGTTTATAAAATAAATAATCTAATTTTGTATTATTATTTAAAGTATCATTATCTAAATAGAAAGATGTTTTAGGATAATTATTTACTATATTTAAATTATCGTAAATATAATCTTCTGGTACTATATATATTTTTAATAAAACATCCTCTATTGTATTATAGTTATTATTTTGATAAAAATTATATTTTATATTTTTTTTTTGATTATTATTTTTTGATAATAATAACGGATTTTCTATTTCATCGCTAAAATTATTATCACTATAATATTTAAATCCATAAAAATTGTATGTTTTTGTTTCTATATTATTTACAATACTATCTATTTTTTCATAATCTATTTTAACATATATATCTACCATATTTTCTCCTTCATCTGATTTTATTATATGATTTATGAAATTTACATTATATAATGAACTATCTGTTAAATTAAAATTATATTTATTACCTTTTCTTACTGATAATGGTTTCTCTATTTCATTATTATCCTCATCAAATATTTTTAATTCTAATTTTGGTTCATTATTTAGTATTTTACTAAATAATTTTAAATTATACTTTATATCATTATTAAGTAATGGTACTTCATCTTCTTCAAAATAAATAGCAGAATTTTCATCTATATCTTCTATCTTTTTTAATTTTCTATCCACACAAATTATATTTCCATTACTATTATGACCATAAACTGATACTTTATATATCTTTTTATATAATCCTCTTATACTTATACTTTTTTTATTAAGTATTTTATATAATTTACTATCATCTAATGAATATGACCAATATTTAACTAAATTTCCATTATTTATTACCACAGACAATATCATATTATTTTTTTCTACTAGTATTTCATTAATATTTATTGGTAATATTCCAGTATCTTCTATAACTATATTATTACTTTCTAAATTTTTATTACTGTCATCATATTGATAAAAAGTATACTTTATACCTCTATATAATATTAATGGTTCATTCGCTATATTTTTATACTCGGAGTCCTCATAAATTTTAAATTTATATATAAATTTATTTTTTATATTATTATCCCTTACTATTTTTATATAGTAATTTTTTTCCTTTTCTACATTATCTAATCCTATATTTGAAAAATCACTTTGATCAAATTCATACTCAATATTTTTAAATAGAGAACTTACATCGTTATTATTTTCATCTAATAATTTTATTGAATTTATACCATTAGTTATTTCATTTTTAACTACTACTTTTTTCTTATCAAAGGGTAAATTTACTACATTACTATTATAATTTATATTTGTATCATTTACTATATATTCCGTTTCTGATAATGATAATATTTCTATATATTTTCCTTTTGTACCTTTATTAATTTTAATTATATTTTCATTATTTATATTATTTTTATCTAATGATATATTATTATCACAATATTTTGGAATATTAGATATTATATCGTAATTACTCCTAATTTTTATACTCTTTAATTTATCTCTAATGTTTTTTATTTTTATAATGTTTCCCATCATTGTATTTTTTTCACTGTAATAATAAAATTCTTTTTCATTTATTCTTTTATTATATAAATCTATTTCTAATTTCTTTTCTTTTTCTATATATTTTACTATATTATTATTCTTATATTCGTTTCCATAATTATGAATACCGTCTTCTATAATTGATAATTTAAAATCATAATATATTCCTTCATAATACAAATTATTTAAATCAAATATATATTTATTATTGCTATATAATATTATTTCTTTTCTTTCTTCCCCATTTATTTTATATTTTAATTCATTATTAATAACTACTAATTCTACTATAAATTTTTTTTCACTATCTTTTAATAAAATGTTATCATTTATTATTATAAATTTAAATTTATTTCCCAATGATGGCTCACCTAAATTTATTTCTATATCTTCACTATTATCTAATGATATTAATTTTCCTGAATAATTATTATCTATTATTTCTTCATAGATATTTAATTCACTTTTTTCAATATTATTTTTTAAAGTACTATATACTTCTAATGAACCAAATAAATTATAATTAATTTTCATTTTTATTATATAATTCTCATCATTTATTCCTCCAATATTACTGTTAATATAATTTATTTTTTCATTATCTTCTAAATCTTTATAATATTTTTTACTTATTTCCTCAACTTCCTTTCCTTCGTAATTTAATTTTAGTAAATCTTTAATATTATCTATAATTTCTATATTATGTTTATCAATTGCTAATTCACTTAAATTTATATCATTTGTATCATATCGTCCTCTTATTCCTTTTACATCATTTGAATTTAATATACCTACTTTATAAATATTATTACTTTCTAAATTAAAATTTATTATATTATTTGAACTATCTATTAATTCTGGTATAATTTTTTCAAGTATATATATATTTATTTTTTTATTATTCAATGTATTATTACTACTTACTATTTCCAAGTTAATTAAATGATTTTCATTTACTTTAAAACCCCCACGACTTTCTGTTTCAGCTCTAAAATACATTTCAAAATTTATATTATCATTTGTTGTTATTTGATTACTTCCATTCATTAATTTTATTTTATTTATCAATTCTGTATCAATAATTAAAAATCTATATTCTATATCTCTATTTAATAGTAATGGTTCCTTTAATATTTCCCCTTCTTCATTTTTAATAGTTAATCTAATTTTTTCATCACTATATATTGTTTCAATTTTTATTTCTTTTTTTTTTAAACTACTACTAAAAATAGTATTATTACTTTTATCAGTACAATTAAATACATATTGTGTATTTTTATATAGATTTACTTTTGTAATATTATTTCCAAATAAATCTGTAAATATATATTTAAATTTAGGATAATAATTATTTTCTATTATTTCCGTTTTTAAAAATATTATTTGTAAATTATTTTCATTTAGTTTTTTATTATTTTCTATTACAAAATTATATGTATTTCCTTTTATTAAATTATTTAATTCTTCATTCTTATTATTTTTAAATACAAATCTGTTATTTATTATTAATACTTTATAGTAATAATTTAGAGGATAATTATGTATATTTGAATTTATTGAATTTAATGCTTCTTTTTTATTTACTAAGTAATATTTCTTATCATCACATATAAATTTAAAACTATCACCTTTAATTAATTTTTTAATAATCAAACTATATTCATTATTTATATTTTCTTTATATGATACATCGGACCTAAATAAATATTTATTTCCTACTATTTCATTTTCTGTATAAAATTCTAATTCATTACTTCCATCATCAGATACAATAAAACTATAATTTAATCCTTTTGACACTTCTGGTAAAGATATTTTTATTCTACTATTATTTGATTCTATTATATATAATAATCCAGAATCTTCTACATTTAATACTGTATTCTCTTGTATTTTATATAATGTCATGTTATTTACTATTAATTCTTTTGTCTCCACTAAATTGAACTTTGAATCACTTAAAAGTTCCATAAATATAATTATAAATAATATAAAAATTATTTCTAAATTAATATATTCTATATTTTAAATGATTTAATAAAAAAAAATCATTAATATAATTAAAAAAAATATTTATACTACAATTTTAATAACATTTGTATTATATTATTTTTTTTAATTATATTAATTAAATTGTTTTTTAAATTGTTTTTTAATTACTCTAATCATATTTTGTAATAAAAATTTACCATATGCATTAGAAAATAATTTCAAATTAAATTAATTAATTTATATTATATTTTCAAATTATTTTAAATTAGTTATTAATTTAAAATAATAATCTATTAATAATATAAGTTAAAACATAATGACTGGCGGACTACTTAAATTAAATAATTTAGGTGCTGAAGATGTAATACTAACTGGAAATCCTCAAATGACATTTTTTAAAACAATTTATAAAAGACATAGTAATTTTTCAATTGAAAGTATGTCACAAAATATAGAAGGAAGTATTAATTTTGGAAATACTTTATATGTTACATTAAATAAAACAGGTGATTTAATTAAGTCTATAGTTTTAGAAATTACACTACCTGAATTACTACCACCAAATACAAATTATATATGGTATGGTTATACAAATAATATTGTATGTAGTTTAATTAAAAATATTACTATTAGTATAGGTGGACAACTTATAGATAAACATTTCGGAGAATACTATGATATTTTAGATGAATATGAAAATAATAAAAATAATCATATATATGCTAAATTTAATTCGGAATATAGTATTAGAAATAATCATTCTTCAAGAACTTTATATTTACCATTAAAATTTTGGTTCTGTAAAAATACTGGTAATTCTTTACCATTAAGTGCTTTAATACATTCAGATATTAATTTAACTATTCAATTAAGAGAATTAAGAGAAATAATAAAAACTGACTCTTCATCATGGAATTTACCTAAAACAAACGGTAATTTAGATGTAAAAGTATGGGCTGATTATATATTTTTAGATAAAGATGAAAAAAAGTTATTTTCTTCAAATAAACATGAATATTTAATAGAACAATTACAATATACCGGTGAAGATACTCTATTTGCTGGTTTATTAAGTTATAATTTTAATTTACATTTTAAACATCCTGTAAAAGAAATTATATGGATAATTATTCAAGATATAAATAATACTATAAACTCAAAAACTGGTAATAATATTTTAAAATATACAAGTTCGTTTAATAACTACTCTGATACTTTTAAAACTGCTGTTATTAAAATTAATGGTCAAAATTTATTTCAACAAAGGCCTTCTAATTATTTTAGACAAGTTCAACCTATGCAACATCATAATTATTTACCTAAAAAACATATTTATTCTTACTCTTTCGCATTAAATCCAGAAGAACATCAACCATCTGGAACAATCAATTTTTCATCAATTGATAATGCTTACTTACAAATGAATTTTAATCAATCTGGTATTGGTAGTAGTACTAATAGTAAAGTAAAAATATTTGCTACTAATTATAATATATTAAGAATTATGAGTGGTATGGCTTCCTTAGCGTATCAAACTTAATTATTTATATATATAATAGTTTATATTTATATTAAATATAATTAAATATAATTATATTTATATATAATATAATTATATTAAATATAATTATATTAAATATTATATAATGGATGAAATAATAGAAGATATAACTATTGCTAATCTACAAGTAAATAATAATTTATATATAAAAAATTTAATTCAACCAGAGAATAATAATATTATTTCAATTGGTAATAAATTATCTGGTTCTTTACTTTTAAAAAATATACAAATTGGTTATCAACAAAATACTATGAAAACTTTTACTATTATTACAGGAACACAAAGTAAATTTCTTTCTGAATTAAATAATAATTCAAATATTAATATTTATTATAAATATTATAAATCTCAAACACAAACTCATAATGATATTTTATATGAAACTTCATTAAGTATTAAAGTTAAGTATATAATTAATGATTTTTTAATTATACTTGATTCGTATGATGCATTTGGAAATGATAAACATTATCATCAATATTTATTAAATACAGATAATTCCAGAAAATCATTACATAAAAATAATCTTACTGATTCTGTTTTTTTACAAGTAGAAATTGTACCAGATATATTTATCTATAATTTATCTAGTAGTGACAATTTTTCAACTATTAATATACTATCTTACAAACCAATTGATGTACAAATATATTTGCCTATTATCAATACTAATTTAAATTATCGTATTATTATTAGTAATCCTTTGAAATCTTTTAATATAATTACAAATGATAATAATTATATAACAGGCAGTTTTATTCTTAATTCTGAAAATCTATTATATCAATCTATGCAAGATGATAATTCTATTTCTACTAATAATAAATTTACTACTAAATCTATTCTAGTATCCAGTTCAAATAATTATAATAATAAATCACGTAATTTTTTTATTAATCAATCCAAACAAGGTTTATTATCTGCGAATATTAAGTTATTTAATATTAATAATAATGATTGGAATCTTAATGGATATATGTTAGGAAATTTACATTTATTAAATAAAACACCTCAAACTATTTCTACAATGCATGGAATTCAAAATTATGATAATTCTATAAATTGGAATTTAAATATTAATTTTAATATTAATAATAGTAAATTCACATATATTGATTCTCCTGATATAAACCATTTACAAATTATTAATAATATAATAAAAATTTATAATAATAATAATAATAATAATAATACGACTATTCTATTAAATAAATATTTTAAATATTTCATCTCATTTAAGGATAATAATACAAGTACAAATATATATACTATTAGATTTTTTTATTTAAAAATTAATAATAAGTACGATATTAATAATGAAGTTTCATCAGTTGTTACTACCGATCCTAATTTTGATGGTGTTATTTATAATAGTAATATTTTAGATACTTCCCATTTAAGTAAATATAGTAAAATCTATTATATAATACTTAAATCATTTAGTAAAATAATTAATATAAATGATAATGACCCAAACATTATTTCACAAGGACTTATTAATATTATTGATACACAACAATCTTTTTATATAAGTAATATTAACGATGTAAATAATGATAGTAATATTAAATTATTATTTCCTAATCCTTACTATAATGTTTATAATCCATTTATCACATTATCAAATATAACACATAATACTTATTATAATAATAATTTAAATAATATTAACACTAATCTAGAAAATAATGGACTTGGATTTTTTAAGATAAGGAAAATAGATAATAATAAATTTTATCCTCTATATTTTTCCATACAAAATTCTAATAAAAATAGTAAAGATAATACATCTATTACTTACGGTCCATATTCTAAAGAAAAACAATTTAATTGGATTAATAATGATTTAATAAATTACTATATGCCTAATTCACCTATTAATACAAATAAATATAATCCTTATTTTATAAATAATAATATTCAAAAATTATATTTACCTGATGAACAAAATGTAAAACCTGATTCTCCTATTATTAATAATATAGATACTTCACAAATAGGGGAAACGTATATTAATTATACATGGAATTTATATAAAGACAATACTCCGGAAGATACTTCAAGAAATAATATTAAATTTTTTATTATTCAAACATATTTAAATGATGCATGGACTACCATTGAAACTACTACAAAAAATTCATTTATTTATGATAATTTATTAAGTAATACACAATATTTAATTAGAATTTCTTCTAAAAATATTAATGATTACATAAGTGAGTACAGTCTTTTTCCTACTATAACTACTAAACCTTCCAACACATTAAATATACTGCCTAATCCTATTAGGAATCTACAAACAGCTGCTAATAATAATACTATTATTCTTACATGGGATAAACCTATATCAAATAGTAGTTCAACTATAATAGGTTACAATATTGATATTTATGATAGTAAATGGATTAATATTGTTAATTTAACTTCACAATTTTTTTATAGAGTTATTAATTTATTGTCTAATAAAAACTACAAATTTCGTATTGCATCGGTAAATAATTTTGGTATTAGTAATTATGTAATTACAGATGATTCATTGAAAACATTATAAAAATAGTAATGATGTTGTTGATAAATTTGATATATTTAATTCTATTTTACCACCTTTTTTTTTAGATTTTCTTGCAGATTTTCTTGCAGATTTTCTTGCAGATTTTCTTGCAGATTTTCTTGCAGATTTTCTTGCAGATTTTCTTGCAGATTTTCTTGCAGATTTTCTTGCAGATTTTCTTGCAGA